ATGCGAGCTGATTCTTCTGCAGCAATGTCAGCGGCCAATGCGTCATCGGCGTCTTCCAGCGTTGACTGAAGGCTATCGATAGCGTCAGTTACGTCTTGGATAGCTGCAACAACTGCACGGACGGAAGGAGCCTTGTTGGTCTCGGTTCCAGCGTAGCCAGTGTCAACGACGGCTGCTGCTTGAGCGCGAGCATCGGTAAAGTATTTATTGCTTGGGTCTTCAGCGATATCGGCAGTTGTGAGGTCGGCAATTTGCTGCTCAAGGTCAGCTACTGCATCGGCGAGGGCGCCAGAGCTAGCGGAGGAAAGAGCGTCCAATTGGCCTTGGATGCCGCTGGTTACGCCAGACAAGTAGCCGAGTTCAGTCGTGGTTACGCTAGAAGCACTGATGACGCCAGAGCTATCCGATACAAGTACCTTGCTAGCTGTGAGGGAAGCAAGTTTGCTCAGGGCGATGGCGGCATTGGAAGCTACGTGCTTGTCTTCGAGTTTGGCGCTAACTACTGCACCCGACACGTCGCGGAGGATTAGTTTATCTGCATCCGAGAGGGCGGTCTTAAGGGAGCTAATGCCAATATTCGAAAAGGTGTTGTCATCGCCAGACATTGACTTGTTGGTCAGAGTCTGGGAAGCGGCCTTGCCTACCAACTCATGGTCGGCGTCGCCAGCTGGGAGTTGGATGTCACGGGCTTGGGTGTAAGTGGTTGATTGATTTGGGCGTAAGGTAATATCCTGGCTATCCTTACGGAAGAGGATACTGACCAAACGACTAATACTACCAAAAATTTTCATCTAGCTACTCCTTGAATAATTATTTGCCAAGCATTGGCAGGTGGTTCAGATGATACCAGAGTTAGGGTACTGTTGTCAACGAAATTAATATCCGGAATGTAAATAAGCTCATTATCAGTAGTATCTCTAATGGTAATGTCCAAAGATTGTGAGTTAAACTGATGGGTAATAGTCTTCTCTACGCCATCTGTGTCATACCAGAAGAATACTTGCTCTATAATGGCTGCGCCAGCTGCGTTCTGCCAGCTAAGGTTTCCGTTGCCATCGGTTGCAAGTACCTGCCCGACTGACCCATATGAGCTAGGTAGTCGGAAAGTTAGAGGTTGTACCTGCAAGGCAGCGGAGGGTAGGAGGGTTGTAGATTGACTGGCGCCGTCAAGCCTCAGTCCGCCCGAAGTACGTATCTCTTGGTTACCAAATAAGGGACGAATCTTAGAGCCGTGGATAGCTGCATTGTCGGCTATGGCGCCGTCGCGTAAATTCGTCACTTGGTTAGAGTCGCCAGAGATGGACTTATTGATGAGCGTCTGAGCGTCAGTCGTACCAACTACTTGCCCTATGAGTCCGTGTACTCCGCTTGATGCATTTGTGTGCGCTTCAAGCGTTGTAAGGTTAGCCTTAAGAGCCAAAAGTGTGTTAGTTTGACCTATGCTGTAAGCTCCGACTTGAGCAGCCGTTGTACCGTGTGGATTGTCGGTTCGGTCCGGGTGCGTCAAATTGGCCGAGACCTCTGGTAGGGCTAAGACAGCTGAACGAAAGTCAGGAAAGGTTCCTACAGTTCCTCCGGTAGCGTCGATGCGCGCCCAAGGAATAGTGTAGTTACCTTCTAGTCTAGCCGACCCGAGGTTTACAGTTTCACTATTAAACTTTACGACTTTTGAGTATACGTCTACGAGGTCTGCGTATTGAGAGTTGGAGCCAATACGCACGAGGCCCCCTATGCCAGTGCCACCGGCAGAGGGGTTATTTGGTTGGATGATTACATCTTCGGCTGAAGAGAGTTCGACCGTGGAGCTAGTCGATAGTTTGAAGACGGCGCCGAGTTCGTCTAGCCTTTGCAGGTTATAGATGGCGTCGGCGGTGAGGTCCTCCTCAATCCGAAGGCGTAGGTTAGGGGTAAATCTGGTTGCCATTTTCCCTCCCGCAAGGCCCAGCAATTATTACGCTTGAGCCCTAAAGACTGCGTAGCTAATGACGTGAGTGGTGCTTGGGTCGCCACTCATGACAACCGTGATGGTGTCTGCCGTAGTAGCTGCGGTGAGGATGGTGCGTGGGGTTCCGCCTTGCGCTGCTAGGCTCGCGACTACAATGTCGCTAGCCAATACGCCTGGCACGGTGATGGTTTGGGTAGCAGAGCCACCGACAGTCGTAAATTCAGCTGCGGCTACGCAACCGAATGGGTAAGCCTCTTGGACCGTCTCGAGCAGCTTTCGCTCGCGCTGGCCAAAGCGGCGGGATGGATAGGCACCTGCATTGTCGGCTTCATTTTTGAACGTAGGCATGGGTCATTACTCCTATGGGTCAAATTGACCGGGACACCAATAATTTAGAGGGGGGGTAGGGGGGTTTACGGTACCCCCCAAGAAACGATTCGGCCTGGTCATTAGACCTGCGGGGTTGGCCGACATCTCCCTTTCATTTGAGTATTAGATGAAATTCTGGATGGTTGTCCCTCCAAGAGGAGGGGTCAACTGAATCCGCAATCTAACTGATTAGACCGTAAAATTGCGGATTTGCAGGATTGCTGCAGGACGGTGGCAAACCATCGTACCGCGAGACTGCATGTAGCTGACGATATTCTTTTCAAATCCGCCGCTAGAGGAAGGCTTCAGCATCATGCTGTTTCCGCCGCTGACCGATACAGCTTCGAAGTCCGTACCGAAGTAGCTGATGACCTTATTGCCATCTTGCTTGCCTTCTGGCAGAACGTAGATACGCTGCTTCGGGCAGAACTCGGAAGGAGTAAAGATAATGGTGTCTTCGTCGTGCATGTAGCCAAAGCCCTTGCCACCGCGCATTGTGTCGTCAACGCTGTTGAAACGACGGTCAGTTTCGCGGGATTCGATGAGGGCTGCGCGGGTTTCAGGTGCCATGACGGCCAGCTTGTAGCTGAACTCGCCTTTGCCAGTGCGCATGTCGACTTCGTCAAGTCCTTCTTGAAGGGCCGATACGTCAATCTGTGCGCCGCTCCAGTCAAGGACCGTACCAGCTGCTGCGCCGCTCATGGTGATGCCGTGAACAAGGCGACCGTCGTTAGCGACGAGCGACTCGAGGCCTGGCATTACGTCAGTGAGTGAACCGTAGTCACCAACAGCGCCGCTAAGGTCTGGAATTTCTTGCTGTCCTACGCGGTAGAAGAGGTCAGAAGCGTCGATGCTAGAGGCGGTCAAGCTCAGTACTGAACCAGCGCTGTTGATAGCTTCGAGGACAACTTGGTTTTGCTTAGGAAGAACATTTTTAACGCGCCATGCGTAGAATGTGCCGCCAGAGACAGTTGGGTTGTCAGCTGTTCCGTCTGGGTTTTTGCAGAGGAAAAGGTCACCAAATTGGAACCAGCGGATGTGGCCGCGAGCTGAAGCAGAGCTGGAGAGGGTTACCAATACCGAGCCGCCTGCACCAGTCGTGTCAGCTGCAGAAGCAGCCGTACCGAATACGCCAGTGCCGTCGCCGTAGAGGTAGGTGCCCATCATGCGGCGAGCTACGATAGCCTTGAGCTCAATTTCTTTGGCCAGTGGCTCGGCGTATTTCTCTGGGGTCAGCTGTGCGGATTTCCAGAGGTTATACTCGAGCTCTACAGTTACATCCATTTGCTTGTAAAGGGCAGTGTACTCTGCAATGCTAGCCTTCTGAGCAGCTGGGAAGGCGCCGGTAAAAGCTGGGTTAGAAGTCTGGGCTGCTGCGTAGCCGAGGCTGTTGATGAAGAGGAAGCGACGCTCACGTCCGTTCGGGTTGCCATCGCGCATGCGGGAAATCATTTCCCACTCACGCTGAGACTTGCTTACCTGAACCATTGCACCGCGAGTGAAGACAATCTGAAGAAACTTACCTAAGTCCAAGTTACCAATAGGATTAAAAGCCATGTTTGTTATTCCTTAATTACTTTTTTCGGCCCGAGAGCAATTCTTTTAGGACACTCGTAGTGTCCCCGCTCCAGAGCCTCTTTGTTAAATCTTGTTCTTTACCACCTGTATTATTCATACCCTTGATGGCCGATACTGCAGCTTGCGTCTTTGCCTCGCGCTTTTTTTCGTCTACCGCCGCCTTGGTTGCCTTGGACGCTTGCGTCTTTGCAGCCCTTGCGAAGGCTTGAGACACCTTAGCAAATTCACGGTCGATGATTTCGGGTGACAGTTGGTCGTCTTCCAGCTGTTCGAGGTTACTCAGTGCCTGCATCCAGACCGCTTGGTCGAAGTGATGCTCAGCTACTGGGTCTCCTAGCTTACCCTTGAAGCGATACTTTTCGAAGGATGGGGTAATGAGTGCCCGCGTTTCCTTCTCGTCGGCTTCGGCGAGCCTTGCTTGCATCTTTTCGAGTTCCATCTTTTGGGTGCGTTCTGCCTGCTCACGCTGGCGACGGTCCATTTCGAGGCGCTCTTGGAGGTCAAGCTGTGCTCGCTCGGCAGGTGACATTGCCTCTCTTAGGCGTTCCTGCTCTAGACGTTTTGCGATGTAGTCCTTGCTAGCCCCTGGACGGCCTTCCAGTAAGTCGATGAGGCCCTCGATGCCGCCGGATTGGTAGGCTGTCTCGAGCTTCTCCCACGTTCCCTTCAGGTCGTTCAGCTTGCTATCAAGCTCCTTTATGCGACTGCGCTCCTGGTCCCTTTCGGCCTGGAACTTACGCATGCCGGCAGCCATCTCATATGCCTTCCGAATCTTGGTGCGGTCAGAGTAGTCGGCTGTAATCTTAGCCCTACGTCCATTTTCCAGGGTTACGTACAGGTCCTCCTTGGCCGGGAGGTCTTGCGACTCGCTGGCCGGCGAGTCACTGGCCTGTGCTTCCTCTGGGGTGGATGGTTGAGCCTCTGATTCTGCCTCACCCTCTGGCTTTTCCAGAGATTGGAGGTAGGATTCGTATGTGTCTACTGGGGAGTCTGGTCCTCCGCCTTCACCTAGTGCTGCTCCTGGGGTACTTCCGGTTGACCAGTCGGTCAGTTGGTCTGCGGTTCCGTTGGAAAGGGCGGTCATTACATCTTTTGCGGATGACATTGGGGGACTCCTGGCAGGCCCTCGAAATGGGAATCAGCCCCGCGCTGACCCGTAAGGAGGGATATGCAATCCTTACCGTAGCATGGGGCGTCAAAAATGTCAAGCATTATTTTAACCGGTACGAATCTTTTTTGCTTGACTGGACCCGCAGGGGATTCAAGGACTTTTTTTTGGTAGGGGATGAATATTTAGCCCAGTATATTTAGGTGGGGGTAAACTTGCTTGGCCGCCGTCATTATAGTAGGGTAGGTTGGCTCTAGCTCGGTCAAAATGGCGCGGGCCAGTAGCCTGTGCTCGAGCTGGGTAACCGGGTCTAGCCGGATACTGAGGTAGTGTATCCAGCTTCGGAGGCTACCCTTCATGAACAGTTTGGTTGTGGTGGACAGGGGGAGTAGCATCCTAGCCTGCTCTTTGGCTATCCCTAGCCTTAGGGCTTCCTCGTAGTTGGCGTAGGCTCTCTCCCAGCTACTTTTCGTAACGTACTCCCACCAGGTCTTAACCGTAGGGTCGTCGCACGTCAGGCTAGACTGCCTATTGGTAGGATGCTGCAATCTAGCTGCGGAGAACTGGTAGTCTGGCGTAACAGCGGAGTAGCGTTGGCTAAACTCTTGGAACTGAAACGATTTGTGACGGAGGAGCTGAGCCGAGATAGCCCGGCTGGTCGTGAGCTCCAGCGTGGCGTCAGCCTGCTCGAAGACTGACCAGTGCCCCTTTTGGATGCAGTAGGTTAAGAGTTTTGCGTACTCTTCGTTCTTTGGGTTAGGGGAGGAAACCCGCGCCGTGTAGGCTACGGGTCCCTCCGGGCTCACCAGGCCGTCTGGGATACCTGATTCGGCCAAATACTGGGGATTCCACGCAGTGTAACTTACTAGTTTGGCTATCTGATTCATCTTATCCCCCTGCGTTAATAATTATAGTAAGGGTGCAGGCCGGGCGCTACTCCGGCTATTTCTCTAAGGCGACCTTCCGTTAGGACTTGGCCCAAAACCTATACTGAGAACAGGTATTGTCTTGCCTGTGTGTCTCCAAGTAGTCCGGAATCGTCACTGAGGACAATCCACTTAAGCTCGCTTGACAACAAACCCTAAACTAACTAGCTTCCACACCGCTGCACCTAGGAATCAACTTAGCTCACACTTATCGCCAACGCAAGCATAAACTTTAGCGCCCTCCGTCTGGTCTTCAACCTCGTACTTCCACAGGTCGCTGTAGTTTAGTTTTGGAAACCTAGCTAACCTCTCCTCGTACTCAGTTTGAGATATTTCCTCGTAAGGAGCTAGCTGGTAGTGACCGCCATCGAAGGGGAGGAAACTTAGGCCACAGGCAATATCCCAATTTTTATACACCCAGTTACCTACCTCAAACCATTCCTCCGGTTTTACGTAGATGGTGATGGACTGGTTGTGTTCGCACCAATTTGTTTGCACGCGCTTATACCACCGGAGTTGGTCTAAGGCGGACACCTGCTCGCGTAAGACTGCACCTTCCGGAGCCTTGCATGGGAATTCGACGACTAGGGTGGAAGCATTCTCCCACGTCTGGCCTACCTCCGGGACGAGGGGTGCTCCCGAGTCCCTCAGTAACTGACACAGGGGGTCGGTAGCCGATATGCGGTAACGGCGGATGAAATACTCAGAATACCACGGGTGACAGCCGGAGCCACTGAACGTCAATTGACTGGTTGTACCCTCTGGCTTACCGCACGTAATGGCTGCAGCTTGGCTGATGCCAAGTAGTTCAGCTGCGTGTTTATTCGTGTCAACAGCCTTACGCTTTAGCTCAGTTAACGTCTGTTTCGTTAGTAGCTGCGTATTGTCCATCTGGCCTGAGAGGCTAACGCCTAGAAGGGCCTCCTCTCGGCAGTTTTCAGCCCATTCTTTCCTAAGGTAAGGAAAGTTGGTGAAGGAAGCTTGGATGGTGCCAATCCAAGCGGCGGTCTCAACCTTATCTAGTAGTCTCGTCAGTGTGTCGTTAGGTCTTACGATGACTGTGGAAAGGTTACAGAATTGTTTATCACGCAAGGCAATCTCGCCGCATTGTCCTGTTACTATTCCATCGAAACAGCCTAGATGACGTAACGGCTCAGTGAAGCAGTAGACTGTCTCCTCCACTCCATCTTGCTCAATTCCAGTTACGGTCACGAATCTAGATGCGTCTCTATTTGGACTGGCGTCTAGTTTGAGGCGGCTACAATTTAAGCCTAGCTCTACCAACTGCTGTACTTGTACCGCGCCTATCATCAGCCGATAGCAAGTCTGACATTGATATTCCTTTAGCCCGCCTTTACCATCCGGCATTTTCCTTAACGAAGCTTCGTGCATGATGCTCAGTTTAGAAGCTACGCCACAGATAGTCAGTAACTTTTGTACATCTAGTAAGAATTGTTTATTGACGGAGCTGAGCTGTATGCCGCCTTCTTTTAGCGCAGTTCCATCTCCATCAAACAACCCCGCCAGCCATTCAAGGCGTGATTTTAGATTCCAGTCGAAAGGAATGTAATCTTTAGGTAAAGGATTGTAGTTTAATCTAATTGTTTTACGCTCTATTTGATTGACGTTGACGTAGCCGTTACCTACTTCTTCTCCCGATAGACGACCCTGGCACATGTATTTAGGTTCGTAGAGGTAAAGAAAGTCGTAGTCGTCCATGCCATCTGCAGCTACAAAGCCCTGCGTGTAAGCGTGTTCAAATTCTTCCCCTTGCTCAAGTACTGGATATTCATGCTTAAGTAGCTTCATACCTAGACGAAGCTCGTCCGCACGCATACGAATTAGCGATTGATTCCTACTGTAACCTTGAGCAATCACCCACTTATGTGCCGGGGTGCAGCGAAGACTGCGTCCGTTAGACAAACTTACCTTAATAATAGGTTGATTGTAGCCTGTAATTTTAGGCTCTACCTTTGACCACTCAAATCCGTTCCAGACTTCAACCGCTTGTCCAACCAAAGAGTCTATCCTTTGGTAGCCATCCTTAGTCAGGATTTCCGTATCACCCGGCACGCAGGGATTTGTTCCAGAAATTTTACTTGCATTCCTACGCTTTGGCGCTGTCTCTCTTACTGAGCCTAGGTTAAAGATACCACGCTCGCCTGAACCGGATGCAGCCAAGGAGTGCCACTCTCGCATGAAGTCAATCCCGGAGGGCTTGCCTAGGTAAACAGCCGAGTTATTGGCCATGAAGCGGTGTAGTGGGCAGGGCCAATCTTTGGCGTGCCGCATCTTTTCGTCCGTCAAGTCTGAAAGGCTAATCTGAGAGGAACGCCTAACGCCTCCGACGACGACAATTTCCGCAATCTTATTGCAGATGTCGTGTACTTCGATGGGCTCTAGTTTTCTTCCTTGCGCCGAGTGAAAGAGGTCGGTTACGAATTTGTGGAGGAGGATGAGTGGCTCTGCGCCGGAGGCACGGCCCCCCATGGTCTTAAGCCTTGCTCCCTTGGGCCTCACGCCTGAATAATCAAATTCTACGAGTTTACCTTGGTAGAGGTGTTCCATTAGTAGCTTTAGGCTATCGGCCCAGCCTTCCTTACTATCCTCTACTTTATACTTAATCTGGTCTGCTTGAAGAGGAAAGATTGGCACGGTAGGTAACTGGTTAACGTCGTGTGCTTGGACGCTAAAGCCTACGCCAGTACCGCACATCAGAACGTAGAGCATCTCGGCGAAGGCTGTGGTATCTTTCATCTCCAAAAAGGAACAATTGTAGATGGGCACGTTACAGCGAGAGGCCGCTGGGCCTGCAGCCCAGACGAGTCTCATGCTTGGAAGAACGTCTAGGTTTAGCATGTAGCCTTGGAGCTTATGCCAAACCTTACTCGGTACGTTGGGCCTTTCTACTTTGAGAAAAGAGATAACGCGGTCGATTGTTTCGGGCCAGGTTTCCCTCCGGCCCTCTGATTCTAAGTATCTAGCGTAGGTGCGTAGGTATACAAATTCTTGCGATGGATTCTGCCAGCTCATTTTTCCGTGTCCTCATAGGTCTTTTGAAGTAAAAGTTCATCCCTTATAATATTAGCTATCCAACGTGACAGGTTTATACGCATGCCGTTGCAATGGTCCTGAATCTGCCGCAGCTCGGCGTGGGTGAAGTGTACGTATACGGCGAATTTTCCGTCGGGAAATTCAAGGTGGCCCGAGTGATTGGGCTTTTCCTGTTTACTGGACTTGTCAGAGTTTGCCATAGCCTAGTGTCCCCATGCCAGTTGAGCCAAAGCCGCCCTCTCCTCGTTCTGTAGTAGTTAGTACATCTACTACTTCAAAATTAACTTGATTACTTACTTTGGCAATGACTAACTGCGCTATGCGGTCACCTATTTGATAGGGTTGATTTGGTCCAATAAACACTAAACGTACAGGACCTAAATAGTCACTATCAAGGGTGCCTACTCCATTGGCTAAAAAACAACCTGTTTTAAAAATACTAGACCTAGCTCTTAATTGACCCTCATGCCCTGCTGGTATTTGAATAGCTAACCCAATGTCATATATCCAGATATGCTCATTTAGCCGCTCAAAACTTACAGCAGTTAAATCATACCCAGAAGAACCGGAAGTGGCCTTGATAGGAAGCTTAGCATTTTCATGTAGTCTTTTTATACGTATTTTCATCAACACGCTCCTTGCTATTTTACCAGTGTAGCCAAGTACCTAGCTGTAGTCAACAAAAAAACCCAGCCAAAGGACTGGGTCTGTTAAATAAAAGTTTAAACAAACTACTATTTCTGAAGCATTGCAGCCGGGCTAGCCGCTACGTCCATTGGAGCTCCGCCCGGAACTACCGGTAATTCCCCAGGTGCTCCTCCTTGAGCGCCTCCGCCACCTGCTCCCATTGGCGCACCGCCAGTTTGGCCTACCCTCATGGCCCTCTCCTTGATGTGACGGAGGACGAGCGCCTGGTGCTCTGGCGTCAGGTATTTGAACTCTGCACTCATGCGGTAGTCTGCGGCCCAGGCTAGCATGTTTACGTCGTCTTCTGCTTCGCCAAGACCAATGTAAAGGTCTGTAGCTATCATCTCTTCGAATATCTCTCGCTGCCTATCGGCTGCCAGCTGCATCCTGTCGTACATTCCCTCTAGTTCGTTTAGACGGAGCATAGCCAGTATCTTTTTGGCGGCTGGGTCTGTCTCTGCTTGCTGGAAGAGGGGTAAAAGTTGAAGGAGTTCTTGCCTTCGGCTCGTTGGGTCCAAAGAGAGGCTAGCCCCGTATTCGACAACGAGGTCAAAACCGCCATCAATGTCAGCTCCTTGGATGTCGATGGACTCAAATGCTTTTTCTTTTCCAAGGACGAGGATGGTTCTAGGCTCAGACCAGTACTTTCGTATTAAATTAAGGTAGGCCTTATAGACATTCTCGACGAGTGTTACGTACTTATCGAATAATCGCCTGCGTATCATGTTACCTTGATTCGTTGCATACTGCATACTAAAGCCGGATTGCTCTCGGGATTGCTGACCAAACATCGATTCATTGACGGCGGCCATATCATCGCCACCCTGCTTTACGAGGTTTAGGAGGTCAGCTGCAGCAGGTGGAAAAGGCATGGGTTCCATGAAGGATGGCTCGCGGTTACCTGTGTACCTTACGATATCCCAAGGACTATTAGTAATGGCCTTATCTGCAATCTCTGCGCCTTCTGGAAGAAGGACCCTTGTCACGCCGTGGGCTTGGACGCAGTCTAACAAGGAGCTTAAGATGCGGTTATAAGTAGCTTGAAGGGGCGCTTCGTAAGCTATGAATGAGCGTCCCCAAACAGCTCCGCCGACGTCGATGTCTGTCAATTGGTGGTAAGGAAGGTAAGCGGTAGCTGGAAGGTCACGCTGCTGCTCATTAAGTGCTTGCTCTGGCAGGCCAAGGCCTCTATCTTTGGGCGAGGTAAAGCGAAAGGGGTTAGGCCGCATGTCAGTTAGCAGGGTGCCGTCTGCTAAGAAGTAGCAGTGACGCCCTACCATACCGTTGTATGGTAGTCCCTTCTCCCAATATTCGTAGATTTCTACTACGTCGTAAGGACTTGTCTTAAAGGCGCTATCGTAGCTGATGGGCGCTTCGGCGGAATAACCAGATTGCTCGCGTCTAAACTTCTTCAAGGCATCGGCCTTCTCGGGAAATCGATAGATAGCTTCCTCGTAAGGCATGTAGATGAGTTCGATTACGTATTTTACCTCAGACCAGCGGGTTGCATCCGGGTCGAGGAAGATGCTGCGTGGAGAGAGGGCGGTAAACTTGATGTCCCCTTCCATCGTTAGCTCGCCTGTCTCTTCGTCGAAGTCGAGTGGCTCGCCAGCCTCTGCGTCCCACGTGGTCTTAATGAAGCCTGTGCCAAATTGGAGGGCGTAGTAGGTGCACTGGGCGAATACCTCAGGCAGTCCATAAGTCCTCATTGCGTAACGGACTAGACGGTCAGCTGCATCAGCTTTGCGACGGTCTGAAAGGTCGCTACTACTTGGGCGAGGTATAACTGTAGGAGGGTTAGCACACAGTTGAGAATGGATGAAACGAAAATTCTTAAAAGCATAGTTGACTCCAATGTCACTATCTGACTGGTCGGCGTCCTCTACGAGGGCTCCTGAGTTCCAATCGACGCCCATATTTACGCGACTGGTCTCTCCAGCTGCATTCATTATTGTAGATTCGTTGCTATCCCACTCGGATTCAAGGCGGATGCGCTGCTCTTTGGCGAATTTCAGCCTTTTAGCTAGCTCTTTTTGCGCCTGCTCGGGGTTCCATTGTACAATCTTAGCCATTAGTCACGCTCCCGTCCTACGATGTAGAGTCTTTTATGTCTTCTTTTTCGAACAGTTGCTTCTTCTAGTAGTCTTCGTTCACGTCGGACTTTTTTATATATCTGGTAGTTTCCGTAAAATACTAGTAGTAGAAGGCAAAGTAGTAGAGGGGCTGAGAGTATTAGCGCAATATCCATCGTTTCTTCCTTCCAATCTTCATTTGAGCCCGCTCTTTTTCGGCTTCTTTTCGTTTTTCATTAGCTTCCCGGAGTTCTTGGTGCCAAGGTCTGGCTACGTATTCGTTACTTGGCGCCGGAATTAGGTCTACGAAGTATTGTGCCGTATCCCCGAGATGTAATTTGCTACCGCCTACGATACGGGACCTATTGGTATCCGCCTCAGACCAATGCGCGCCCTCAAGTTCGCTAAGGAGACGGGTGCACCAAGGGGCAATCTTTATCCTACCCGAGCTAAGGGCTGTCTGCAAGTTCTTTATTAGTTCGTCTTTACGGCCATCTTTTTTAGGGCAGAGGTAATTGAGTTTAGCTTTGGAGGCTTGGCCGAGGTACCAACTCTCGTGTGGGTCACATATACGCCTTACGATATTAAGGCTAGCAGTCTTTTTGATTACCTCTTGGACGATGTCATCTGGCGCGGCTATGCCTTCAATGTAGTCGTCTCTAATGCAGTACCAGATTTGAGTGACGGGACATTCGGCCCAGATGGTTAGACCGAACTTGCTGCTAACAGCTGGGTCAGATGCTTCAACGTGCCGCCAGCTAGGGTGGTAATTGACTGGAGCCTGGACCATTGCATCGCGGTTGATAGACCAGACGGCGCTTTCAGGTTCCATCCACTCACCGTAGAGTCGGCAGTTAAGAGCCATCTCGGATAGGTGGGCGTAGGCAGCGAGGACTTCGCGTTGTTTTTCGGCGCTGGCGTAGAGGGGGTTATCGAACATTTTGAAGCGATAGACTTTTGCATCTGGCAGTCGAGCGTTGTCCACCATCTTTCTAATGTCTGGGTTATAGACTAGCGGGGTGAAGCTAGCTAAAAAGTAGCCAGATTTAGAGTACAAGCGAGTTTGGAGTTCGTCGATAAGGGAACTTGAGCTAGGCATCTCGTCCACCCAGACGAGGTGGGCTACGTAAGATTGCACTCTTTCACGGGCTAGGTTAGCATTCTCGAGAGATTGGAAGATTATGCGGTTTCCATTCTTATGCTCAAGCCGCTGAACCATGTTGCCTACCCTAATCACCTTGTAATCGCTGTCAGGTAAGTAAGAGCAGATACGGGGTATGAGGGAGTCCTCTAACTGTTTACCCGTACGTCCGCAGACTAGTATCAGTAGTGGCTCCTGTCCCCATTCCTTAGGCCGCGTCCAGTAAGGGTGATTCTCTGCGAACACCCAAGCTGTAAGTCTCGAACAACTTTGCGATTTGCCGGAGTTATGCGTTACAAGTCCGTTGGCTAGTAGGTATAAGTTAGTATCAGAGTCTACGTGGATGTCGTAAGTTTCTTCCTTTCCTGCAGGAATAGCCGACAGTTTGATTCTATCCGCATAACTTCTTTGCCCATAACTAGCGTATTCTTCTTTCCAGTATTTTTGTTCGGATACTAGGTAGGGCTGTAATTCTTCCATCATGCGTTTAATATCATGGGGATTTGATACACAAGAGATATGTAGTGGTCCATTCACGTACTTATCTCTAGCGTCTACTCTTCTAGAAGCCTTGACTTGCCATAAAGCTAATAGTAAATAGTCAACAGCTTGTATAATAGACTCCGCCTGCATGCCTATAGACCAACGAATTGTCTTGGCTTTTTGATTTCCGGATAGACTTCCATCGGTGTCAAATAGTCCAGCAAGTAGCCGTAGGCAGCTTTCTCTGTCCCAGGTTTTGAGAACGTCAATGTCTATATATTTTTCATGTGCATAACGGTCTTTACACCATTCCTTATAGTAAGGTAGTGTATTTACGTCCACGTCTAGTTTCCAGGTATAATTTGAGACATGCGCTCGCTTATAACTAACGGATAGTTCATTAGCCACTTTTAATATGACCGGTTCTGTTCCTGACGATATCTGTAATATACGCCCTGGCTGCTTTGAACAGCCATCCCCTAAACACACACCTAAGGTGTATGCAGTAGGCACACTTACGTTGCCTAATGGAGCTTTGACAAATACGCGACGCACCTTAGCTTTTTCGCTTAACTCTAAGCTAGTTACTTGCTTTTGTCCTATTGCTTGGTCCTTTTTATTGTATTCTTCGACTAGCCATACATGTTCTGCCGTAGCTTTAGCCCACTCTTTGGCTCTAGATTGCAAAGAATAGATTGGTTTAATGCCGTTTACGAATGTTTTAAGTACCTTTATAGGTTTGCCGTGTTCGTCGTAAACAGTGTCACCTGGTTGGATATCCTCTATAGCTAGAGGTCCCTGTGGCGTTGCGACTAAAGTTCCTTTAGCGAGGCATTGATTCCCACAGACAATCCAGTGTTTTCTGATAGCACCGAAGCTTTGGAATAACTCCTGTTGAGCTGCGGTAGGTTTAGCTTGGAAGTTATTGGGGTCGAAGCAGGTCTCCAGCTGGAGCCTTCGGTAGCGTTCGGCGGCAAATGCTAACATTTCTGGCGACAGCTGAGCCATTGATTAGATTCCTTGGCAGATGTAGGCTTCCGTTACGGTGACTGTTGAACCTATGCCAGTGGTGAGGACAAGGCGGCCTACGTCGGCCAAAGGTAACTTAGCTTGGTCGCCGGTAGTCTGGACGTTCATGCGGATGTATACCCAGCCGTTGCCAGTTACGGATGCGGTGTTTCCGTCAATCCAGTCGGCTTCAGCTCCGCCGAGGATGCTAGATTGAATCTTGGCCGTGATGCCTGCACCCGCTGTGACGGAGGCGCACTTAAGGCCTACGAGTAGGTTTAGACTACCTTTAGCTGAGATGGGGAATTCTCGGCTGATGGGACTATTGGTGGCCGAGGCGCCGACGACTTGGTTTACTTCGTTTAGAAGGACTGATTCGGCTGGGTATTTCATGGACATTGGGTTACTCCTTGTTATTGGGTGTCACGTTTATAGCTTGGGATTCGTCGCCCTTTGAGGCGGAGACTGCGATTTTAAGGCCAGCGGATTCGAAGAGGGCCTCGAGGCTTGCCTTGTCGGCTTGCGCGATGGCTTCGCCTAGACCACCAATGTGACCTTGCTTGCCTTTGACGTAACGGCCCGTTAGCTCGGCGAGGAGTTTGAGCGCGTTGACCTTGGCGGAGGAGGTCTTTGGGTCTGGGTTCATAAGGAGTTCCTCCAAGGCGTCGAGGCCTAGGTCGAAGAGGTACTCAAGCTTAGCCCTTCCGTCGTCTGGATTTGTAAACCAAGTTTGAAAGCCGGGTTTTTTCCAGGCGGCGTCTAGCTGAGCGCCGCCGCCGGTCATCTGCTTGACGGAGGTGAGGGTAATACTGGCGCCGTTGAGGTTTACGAGGGGATTTTCTGCAGCTCTCGTCCAGAACTTGGCCTTGAGTTTACGTTCGGTCGGAGTAGGGACGTAGATGAGCTCTGCTGCCCCGTCTTTTAGCTCGGAGGGGGTTAGAGTGGGGGTTCCTGGTTGACTTGATTCTCGCGTCATTTGGGTGCCTCTGGGGTATCGGTGAGAGGTAGTTTGACGGATAACTCTACCCAGCCTCTCTCCTCTTGCTTTAGGTCTTCGACGAGGCCTATGGACTGCAGCCAGTCGAGATGCTCCCTCATCCTCGGGATGGTCATCCGCATGGAGTAGGCGCAGACGCCGGTGCGAAGGCGGAGGTGGCGGTATCGGCCCCTCACGCCTAGGTCGGTCAGGTAAGGTAGGCCAGACTCTACGCCGTAGAGTAAGACGGCTAGGAGCCTGAAGGCTGTATTGTGGGATTTTTGGAATGGCTTAAGCATTGGGTACCCTTCAGTCCAGACCCCAGTTTAGCCTACGCCTTAGGCACTGTCAAGTAGAATCTGTCATATTAGAGCTGGATTGTAAAAGTTTTGAGGCCTGTGCATTTTTTGCTTGACGGATTGCCCTGCGGTCAATGGTGCAAGCCGTCGGAGCCTATTGTAAAACTTTTTGGTGGCGTTCATTTTTTGCTTGACAGGTGGTTTTGGATGTGCTACCTTATTATTACTGGCATGTGATTAATAGATTCCCTATACCCCAAATATAAGGGGTAGTCTATTTTATACTTGCATCCGCCCTTTGGCTGGTGTATGCTGTTAATAATCTGGTGATTCGCCGGACAGCACCCCCTTTTGCCTAATTACTGATACCTGTTGTAGGCCGAGGAGTGATGGGTTCCACCCGAAGTGGTGGGTTCCAGAGCGACGAGGCCGAGG